CCCGTCGTTGTATAACCAGGATTCCTGATCAGGAAAAGTAAGGTAATAGAAGTTCTGATTATGGAATGAAAAGCACTCGCCCACAGCTAGTTCAGGATTATCATAACCTGCTATTGCCTTACCTATCGCTGGATTTCCGATTGGGCTGACCGATAAGCCAACCATCTTGTAGACCATAAGGTCAGAACCAAGGAAGAATATAGCGTCTTTATTGTCTGATAAGGAGTGTACGGCAGCGATACCTAGATCGTCTTTCACTGCATTCTGTATCAAAGCAAATGGAGGGTTGCCAGAACCTGTGTTATAAAATGGGTTTATCGTATTGGTGCCGAACGCAATAATCTGCTGGTTTTTACTTATAACAGCTATTATGTAGTCTGGCTTTACGTTTACGGCCTGTACGTTTGCCGAATCAACAGTCGTAGGGGACTGTAGATCTGCAAATATTAAGTTACGGAAAGTCCCGTCATAAACCACCCTGTCATTTATATAAGCTGCTGTTGACGTATCAGATGATAGACTAGCGTCAGTACCAAGAGTTAGTAGGGAACCATTGTACGTATAAGGTTTTGTTGCACCTGTCGTTATTACTGTCCTGCGGCTTACTGCGCCTACGGCACTAGAAAACCATTCGGTAAGCTGGCAGCGCCCCGCTCCTGGGATAGTCCCAATCAAGGTAGAGGTTCCAGAACTTGTAACCGAATATAGTTCTGTCCCAGTTATGGTATATAAAAGATCATTTAATATCCCCATGCCGCGATTTTTCCCTACGGCAGTTGTAGCGAATGGCTTTAGTCCGGGGAATGGCTGGAATGCGGTAACAGAATTAGCTTCCTTCCCTACCTCAATGTAAAAGTTGCGCGTTATCTGATTAGCTATTGCTACAGAGCTACTGGAGTACGTTGGACCAACTAACGGGATACCTACGCGCATTAAAAAATCTCTACATTTCTACTGTTATTAAATCTGCCTGATATCTTGCTGGATATATTTAACTCAGCAACAGATGCTCTAGCAAATATCCGCTTAAACCTTTCTGACGGAATGCCTTCAGATCTATTTATGGCGACTATAGATGCGACATCTTCTACGAACTGATCAGGCACACTTGCAGAAAGCCATGTAACTAGCCCTTTGCTTTTTAGGTCCTCGTATACTTGATCATAGGCGTTTTCTATGTCGTCAGCTATCTCTCCGACAGCATTGGCGCCAATAGCCAGCTTGCCAAGCATTCTTAATGCTCTGTCACGTATCTGAGCTTTAGTTTGAGCCATTTCGCTTCCTTAGTGCAGTTGCAATAAGTTGTATTCTGTCTGTCGTACCGTTATTTTTTCTTGCCCCGTGCCTAACGTTGTTCGGGATAAATACCGTCAGACCCGGCTCAGGGTAAATAGTCTCTATCACCTCATCACCGTCAAATATATCCAGAGGTGCAGGCTTATCACCTGGCTGCAGATAATGGACTAACGTTAAACCATTTGGAGGTTCATGCGTATGTGGATATTGTTCTGCGTACCCATCACCCGTCTCTGGCTTCTGTACAGATAAATAAGTTTTAACATAATCGATTGGAAAAGCTAGGCGTTCAACAGATCTAATAGCCCTTTTCATAAACTCTACACGAAACGGATTATCCCCACTAATAAGCTCAACTCTTCCGACACCCCGCCAAGACGACCTAACAAAATCAAGCCAGTCCTGACGAAAACCCCAACGCTCTCTATAGAGCGAAATTGGGATCCATAATGTAGTTAACTATCAGTGTCATTGTGCCAGTACCGCCAGTTGCAGCGGCTGCATTCACTTCGACTTGAATAGTAGTCGTCTCAGTAAATAGGCGTGGACCTAGAGACCGCAAAGTACCACCTAAAGGAAGGTAAATGCTTTCTTCAGGCTTGATACCTGCCACAACATCGCCAGTAATAACCCCGAAATTGCCAAGGCCATCAGGATCAGCGGCTTCTGAGCCATTCGCTGCCCAGCCCACATCCATGTCAAGAGTTTCAATACCAGTATCCAAATCTTCGGCAATTAAGGTTCCGCCATAAACTACTGCGCCAGCAGGGATGCGACACATCACGAAAATGTCTCCATCTTCAACATTTGCCGCAATTTCGTAAGTACCCAGTGCGACACAAGCAACGCCAGCCAGGATAGGTTGAGCTATTGGGAATGTTGTTGAACCCCGTGTAGCCGTTAATGTTTCTGCAACCATTATTATTCTCCAGTTACGTAAAGTGAGACCAGGCCATGATCTTTTGTGTTGTACACAAATTTATCGATATCATGCTTAAGCTGAATCGCTACGCCAGGCTGGAAGTTAAAGTCTTTAGTGGAATCAACAATCAAGTTAGGACGTTGACCTAAGCCATATCCAATTGCTTGCGCACCACATAAAAACGCAGGTTCAACTTTAGAGCTTGAATCTCCGGCAGTTGCAAATTTAGTTGAGTTAGCCAAAACAGAAGTGATTTCAGGAATCTCGCGAATGACAACATTATCCCACAATAAGTCACCAGGACGGAACAATGGGTTGCCTTCACCGCGAACACCGGCATCACTATGTAGAGTCTGAAGATCTTCTTTCAGATGAAGCATTGCCTGTGTGCCGACAAATAGAACGTAAGTTTCAGAGCCATTTGAAGTGCGGATTGGACGGACAATAGGATTGGCTGAGCGAGCTATTTTACGGACTAACCGAACAACATCGCCGTCTAGCTTACCGGTAGCTGTAGTAACCGCTGCAAGTGAGGCGCTAAAATCTCCAGCACTATAGTTGGAAACAGCTTCACCGAAGAGAACCCGATCAGTGTTAAGAGCTACCCAGGTGTCAGCAGACGTATTATAAGCTGCATCACTACTATCGACTGTACGAACATTAGTGCCATCGTTAACAGAACCCATGGCTCGAATAATATCATCCCGAACAAGCTCAATTCCCCACCCCATTAAAGCGTCTTTACCCGCCTTCATTAGATCGATATTTGGTTTGTCGCGTTCTTCCGCGTCAAGTCGAATGCCGTTTCGTATATATGTAGGCGTGAGAGTGTGAGCATAGTTAGACAGAATTTCTTCGTTACCGTCTAGCGTTGCACTTCCCCTTACTCCGTCGCCGGCTAATTTTGCAACTAAGGGAATGGAAACAATCTGCTTTCCTTCCTTAATTACAATTACGCTATTGCTGTCTTCACCCGTATAAGCATGAAATGCATTGCCGCGAACATACTCCGAGAAGAGTTTCGCGAGGAAATTGGTTACTACATTCGCAGCAGCCGTTGGTGTGTTAGCCATGACATGTACCTATTTTTTGAACAAATCTCCTAACTCAACAGTATTTGGTTGTGATGAGTCGCTAGATTTGGCCGTTGCTAGTGATGGCGTAAGGTTTGACGTTTTATCAGTTTTCGACTGCTCGTTGGAACTATACTCAGCTTCTATCTTAGCTCTCAGTTTTGCTTCAATCTTAGCTTCATAGGCATCGACATCTTGCATTTCCTGGAACTTGTTATGCTTTGATGCTTGATCATACATAAACTTTGCTGGGTTAGCATGCTGCTGAACTTGATCTGAGAGAGTAGGGTTATCTTTTAACATACCAACAAAGACATCTTCCATCTCAGCGTAGTCCGGTTTTAAATCCCGCATAAAATCACGCGTTAAATTAAACTTTTGCTGCAACAACTTACCGTCGATTGAGGCGTTCATATCAGAGATAAAACCTTCTTGATCTTCGAATACATCTCGAACATCTCCTGGCTCAGGATTAGAGCTTTTAAATGTTGATATCTCAGCTCTTAATCTTTCGTTCTCAAGTACCGCCTCTTGTCTCTTACTTTTTTCGTCTTTATACGCCGAATATTGCCAAGCTTCAGACTTGCCTTCAGGTTCTTCGGATGTCGTCTCCGGTTTAGGTTTTGGTGACTCTTCAGCTTCAGCATCAGGTTCCTCGCTAGTGTTAGCTGGTTCCGATTCTGGTTCACTTACCTCTGCTACCTCTGCTATTTCTTCGACCTTTGGTACTTCTTCACCTCTAAGAATACTGTCTAAATCTGACATTTATTACCTTTTCTAATCGCCCTTATAGTTGGCGTCACTAGCATTGACCGGAGACCGTCATCGTCGATAGTTTAAGGCTATCAATCTTCAATACTTATTGTTGCATCGAGTATCTTGACTGCGATGCTATTGGGATGTGCAGGAAGCATGTAAACCATCTCACCGTCAAGCTCGACAGGTTCTAAGATTAGCTTGTCTGCTTCTTTTGCTAAATCTTCTATTGTTGACATTTTTTTACCTTTAACTGGAGGATGTTGCCGCCTACACCTTATAAGGGTTCGGCGCCAATACCTAGATGTTTCCGCTACACCTTGAGCTGCCAGCGCTCCGACTCCGAAAGGATGTAAACACCCAGGCTAGCTTGTCGGCGCATAGCTAATCAATAAGCAAGTCGGTCATAGATGGCAAGGCCGGCATTGCTACCTGCGCGCCCGTGCTCTCTATTTCTAGTAGCATTCCGAACTTGGCAGCGCCTATTATGACTTTAACAACGTTATCCCACAAATTGACACCTAAATTATAAGTGCATTATTCTAATTAGTCAAAGCTGGCGGTTGCAGGCGCTGTTTGGCACTTGCCATTTCATCTATAGTTTGAGCCTGCTTTAACGGTGCTGTGTCAGCCTGTTTATTTTCTAGCTCAGCCATGATTGCTTCTTTCTGTAATTCTTGTTGCTCTTGCTGTGCTTGTGCTTTTTGTTCTTCTTCTTTTCCACTGCCTTTAAATTTCTCTAGCACCTCATCTTTCTTAGGCAAGTCTGACAATTCGAGTAATGCTACAAACATCTCGCGGTCTGCACCTGTACCAACTAAATTAGCTAATACCTCAAACTGCTCATGCTGGATGGATATAGAATCTGGTGCATTTTCAATATCGATATCCATATTTAGCGCAGATACGTCGTTTCTAGTTTCAACTACTTCGGCTAAACGAGGGTCTTGAGCTATGGCTTGTTCGATAAACGCTTCAGTTTGAGGTTCTTCTTCCATCAAATCATCGATACTCATTCCTGACTTTTTTTCAAGAATCTTATCAATTGCTCTGATAGGGACGTTTATTCCAATAAATTTCATCGAATTAGGATCGCTACCTACTCTGATCCATTTTGGCTCATCCCAAAACTGTTTTATTCTTGCCCACTGCTGAATGTATACACGTTTTTTCCACTCGCTATGACGAGCATACATACGTTTAAGCTCAACCATTCCGCCTTGCTGTCTTGCTTGGAATGCTCTACCACTTATTGCATTTTCCGTTCCCCCGGTTAGTTCTGGGTTAATCCCAATACTATCCATCGCATTCTGTGCGTCCTGATAAAATTGGAACTGAGTTGCTCCTATCTCAGTTTGAGAATCTATTTCAACTCTCGCATCTTTCATCGGCTCTAGGAAAGTGTCACCTTTCTTCAGTTCGTCCAGTACGTGCTGTCGTGGAGTATCACCAAAAGCACCCCTGTCAGCAATGACAGTTTTACTTGATAGCAAAAACAGAGCTTTGGAACGTCTGTGGTTTATTTCATCCTGTGGATCTTTAAGCCGCTCGACATACCCGTATCTATTGTTTTCTCTGTCAGTGAAATCAGACTGAAGCTCAATAGGATTAGAAGGCTCACCATCACAGTCCAAATAAGGCGAAGGCTTAGCTTTAGTAAGTATTGTGTCGCCTGCGTAAAAGACTTCATGCCAAACATCCTTCTCAACATAATATTCCTGGTTTACTCTTAACCTTTTTCTTTTCGTATCGACCCATGTAGGCCTATCTTCGAACGTCAGCCCATCGTCACCGTTATTTCCGCCAATTAATCCCTCTATTTGTTCTTTGCTATCTGGCCATCGCTGAACTGCATCTGATTTATCCATCCATAGGGTAATTCCCACATAGGTGGCGTCCTTAAAATCTTTTCTTCGCGAATGACTGTCGTAATATATTCTGTCCCAATATAATTGGTTTATCTCTATCCTCTTCTTCTTTGGGTTGTACTCAACAATTACGCCGCCATACCCTTCTACAATCTTGTCTTCAAATACCTCTGATGCCAGTGCATCAAAACCAGTATTTAGTTCGACATATCGTAATGCGTCAGTAATGGCATCAGCTGCTTTTTCTTCCTTTCGTTTTAACGGAAAGGCTTTCGGGTCAGTTCGGCTATCGACTTCTAGTCCGCAGATCGCATCAACTTTTTTACCAAACTGATCAAACACAATTGCTGCCTGACCTCGAGATTCTAGAACTTGAGCTTGGCTTTCAGTCCACTGCTTTAGGTCTCTGTAATCTCTTCTTGATTCAGCTCTAACACGTTCTTCACTTGTCGCGGTCAAGAAATCCTGAAAGTGTATCTTGAACTCCTCTATTCCCATTACATCGTTTGCCATGTTTCGCCACCTACTGTCGGTCTACCCCAAACATCTAATGAGTGGGTTTTAGTCTCGTTGATCGGTATTATAGCAGGATGAGATTCATGGATAGCCAACCCCATAAGTGAGCAAACATCTACTGCGTCATCGTACTTAGCAGCAGGAAACTTACAAAGAATCTCTATTAGTCTACTTCCCCAATCGCAATAAGGTATATATACCCTGCCTAAAGCGGCCATACCTTGGAATGTTCTTGCTACAGTCGCCTTATCAGAAGTGCGTGATATCCACTCAAGTCTAGGGTAGATCTTTAACTCTCTAGATCTCATTATCTGAAAAGGTTCTATCGAAGTTCTAATAACCCCTTTCTCACCAAATGCAGCAAAGCACTTGTGTTTGTCATACTGTTTTAGCTGTGCGTCAATCCAAACATCAGTCGTTTTCTGCCCGTACCACCAATCATGAATATAGATGTCTTTTTTCGCATCTATACCAAAAATGCCCAATTCAGTGAAGTCACCCGCACCATCTTTTGTAGCAAAATCCGTTGACTGGTAGTTGTTTGTTTTTGGCTTGTCTTCTAAATTGTATCGCTTAAACCATTCTCTTTTAAAGAAAGTACCTTCCTCAACAGTCGGATTTTGCTGGTAAAGGCTTTGCCACTCTCTTTCGGAAATAACTGTTAGCGCTTTCTTAATATCTTTCAGCTTATCTAGAGGGTACTTGTCAGGCCATAAAGCTTCATTGTTTTCATTAATCGCCGGCAGCGACAATACGTCAAACTGATCAGCATTTTTCCCCATATCTCTTAGCAATCTACCAGCAAGGTCATCTTCATGCCAGCGAGTTTGGATGATCACAATGGCCCCATCAAAGTTCTTGTTAGTACTGTTTAGGTCGCGCCAGTCGTTCCATAGATCGTCATCATCGACGACATTTAACCCGCCTTCTAATCGGGTATATGCTGTTGATAAGTACCACCTGTAGGTCTTCTCTCTAACAATTTCATTGTCAGCAGATTCTCTATCTTTGAAAGGGTCATCGATGAGGAGTATATCTGCACCCCTACCAGTGATCGCTGTACCAACACCCGCCGATACGTAACCACCTTTCTTGTTTGTATGCCACCTTCCAGCAGCACCGGAATCTTCAGCCAGAGTCGTATTATATAAGTTGCCAAACGAACTACTCTTGACGATGTTCCGAACGTCTCTGCCGAAATCACCCGCTAAATCACTGTTATAGGATGCAGCAATAATCGACTTTGTTGGATTTCTACCTAAAAACCAGGCAGGAAACCTACGGCTAGCAAGCTCAGATTTGCCGTGACGAGGCGGCATGAATATCATTAGCCGCTTAATTTCGCCACGTTCAACGGCTTCTAACTTCTGGCATATTAAATGATGGTGCGCTGCGGGAATATACCCCGGCATTGTGTAACGTGCGAAGTCTACTAAATTGTCTCTAGCTCGACGCCGCCTAAACAGCTCTCTTGCTGCATCCTGCTTATTTGTCACCAGCTAATATCGCCTGTAGTCTCTCGTCTGAAATTTCTTCGACTTCTTTGTCAATCTTAAGACCATCGAATACTTCTTCTGACTTGAGATCTGGGAGATACTTGTTAAGTATTTTAAGTCGCTGATCATTTGCAACCTTATACTTAGCTAGGTTATTACAGAATGTTTCAGCTTTCGGATCTAAGTCTTCTATCTTTTCTAGGTTATCAACTAAGTGTTGTGCTGTGCATTTTTTACTAAGCCACTCACGAAGCTGATCCTGTCTAACTCGCCTGTTTATGTTCGCTTTAGTTGTTGGCATTTTAAAAGTCCTTAATTCGAAAATTAACAGTCCGACTAATAGTGTCAGACCCTGCTGTCGTTATTGTTAGATCTAGCGTTCCCTTCGCGCCCTCTACTCCACCCGACATTGGGATGGTGACGACATTTGATGCAATAACAGTTGATCCTGCGCCAATATCTGTTGTTGAAGCTGTTGCTGTACTTATAGTGTCGGAACCTAATTCGCCGGTGTAATCCCAGACGATATCCCTTATGTCACTTTTGTCTATGTCAAAAGTTAGGCCAGGCTCCCATCGGTTATCTTGATTTCCGAACTTTACTTTAATAGTCATATAATTACGAACACCACACCTTGAGTTGTGCTTGCAGCCGTTACAGCCGCTCTATAGTCGCCAGGAACATTAATTCTTCTTTCAGGGTTTTTCGGGGTTAACGCGACAGCTACCCCATTATCATCTGTTGCGGGGTTAAATGTGCCGTCCGGACCGTCATAATATAGAGCAATATTTCCAGACCCATCTAAATTTGTAGACCTAAAAGCGCCAATTCCACCGCGAGGGATGGTAAATCTTGTTGATGAACTAGAAACGGCAGCAACCTGCGTTGTGTCTAGTATGAGTTTCCCCATTAATCAATCAGCCTCTTTAGCGTAAACTTAACTTCTTGCAGTTTCTTTTCGTAAGCTTTCTTTGCTTCTCTAGCCATCTTGACGTCAACATCTAACTTTTCTTTCAGTTCGACAGTCTTAGCCAATAAATCGACAGTTTCTTCTCCGGCTTTATTTGCCTCGTTAAGTTTGACCTTGGCTTCTGCCATCATGTTATCTGCGGCTTTCTTGTCGCCTCTTACCTTTTCAGAAAGGAGATCAGTTTTAGCTTTTGTTTCACGCACACCCGCTAATATCGTTTCGCATCGACGTTCGGCGGAAGCTACGTTCTTTGCTGAGTCTTCTTCTGCTTTCTTGAAGGTTCTACCCTTAAGGTAGTCTTTCTTAGCTTTAGTATAGGCGTCTTGCTGGATTTTCAAATCCTGTATATTTTTACCTATCTGTCTAGGGTCAGTATTTCCTAGCATGCTCATACTGTTTTACCTCCTACAATAGTGAAGGTAATCTTGTCTGTTGTTTCAGCGACCAACCTATGGGCCGTCCTGCCAACACCTTCTATTTTTGAGTTGAATAAGACGCCATCACCAACGAATGTCATTTCCTCTCCCCGCTCATTCGTCATCGTTTCAAAGGTCTTGCCTAACCTGCGCTGTATACTGATCGTTCCGTTGCCTACCGCACAAATATGGCATTCGCCAATAACTCCGAACACCTTAGATTCTTTTACATCTTGGGTTAAAACACCTGTAGTCATGTTACTTGCTCGCTGTGTGTATGTTAAATCTTAACATATATGTTTGAATAAAGGCCAAGATATAGGCAGCCATAGATATTTGACAAAGCATCAGCATCAGCATCAGGCCTCCAAAAGTTAGATACGTAATAATTACTTCCGAAGAAATTATTGTTAAAATAGTTCATCTATTTCCTTTAACTTTAAGTAATCGTTTCGCTAACTCAATAAAGTAATCTTTTTTATTCCCGACCTTCTTCGGTGCCTGAAAACTATCTGTATCATCTATCTTATACACTCTATGACCATTGGGCCTTACCTCTGACAGTACAGCGTCACGCATGAACTCAACATGCCCGTTAACTCGTACTAAAACCGATATATATTCACCTCCTGGATCATCTTCACTTCTAGCCATTAGCTTGAATCCGTAGTTACTGATGTTCTTTGACCATTACTATCTACTGTAGCTGTTATTCTGTCTTTTGCATCTGCCGCGTCCCGGAATGTCACTGTACTTCCAGATACGGCAGACTCACCCACTGTAGCTGCTCTTATTAATCGTGTAGTCTGAATAAATGTCTCCGAATTCTCAACTTCTTTGCTATGTACGCCGTCAATAATATCAGTTTTATCTTGAGCTGTAACACCAGAACCGCTAGTAATAGTCAATACACGTGCCGGAACCAGCCATAAAGTACTTGGTCCAGTCGACGTGCTCACTCTATCTGTTCCATCACTCCAGTCTAATTCGAAGGTATCCTGGATCAGTAATTCACCTGTTGCTTTAGTATTTACCACACTTAAAGCTGCTACCGTAATATCAATTTGCGCTGCAGTATTTGTTGAATATGTGATTACGGGGTTTCCACTCAGGTCGACCCAATTTCTAATCCCATCTTCCTCCTGCAGAGCATCTACGATAAATGCAGCAATTCTTTGTTTTTGTGTGGTGTCGTCAGGATCACTAATCTCAACTTCGATATTCGCATAATCGGTAGAGCACTCGCTAACTGTACTGCCATCAATCGCCAAGGTATTTGGGCCGGGGTCATCCCAGTTTATTTGAGAGTCACTTATAGTCACATCTGCGCTAGTCACTGTACTAGACGATCTAAATACCTGCTTAGCAACTCCACTCTGGTGATATGCTGCCAGCAAAGTGATTACGTCTCCACTGCTGAACTCTTCATTTGGCACCAGAGTATAAGTATAGCCACTGCCCCCACTCACTACACTATTATCTATCTCGACGGGATAAGCTACCCAAGTGACAGTGTTATCAGTAGTAGTATTCTCTCTCGCCGCCACATCCCATGTAGGTTCAGACCCCCCGCTAGTCCCCGCAACGGAGCAATAAAAGAATACACCATCGCCTAGCTCGCTACCCACGCCAGTAGTTCTTAATACTCGATTTCCAACTACATAAGGTGTAGTAGCTTGCCAAGCCGACAACCCTGCAGCAGTCACATTGTATAACCTGGCTCTGCTGTCATCGATTATATTTGTCGCTGAATATATGATTGTGTCAGCTATTGTTCGACCAACACCCCCCACGTCAGTGAATATATACTCAGGGCCCTCGGCTGCTAGAAAGTTATCTACATACACACCCGTATCAGTTGAAAGTATATTTCCTGACCAGGACAGCAGTTCTATACCTGTGTCGCCTCTTTGAGTGACACCTGAATTGGCGTCAATGTCTCCGGTCTGTCTAAGCTGATATTGATGATATTCCCAAACCTGCTGCTTAGTACCTGAGTTGCCATCGATGATCGTATCAAACGCATAATAGACGCTATCAATTGACCGCTCACCGGCATACGCAACCCAATCCGTGACACCACTGTCATCGCCTACCCCAGTCCCAGAACTAGTTCCGCCCAGTATCGTCGAGTACCATCTACCCGTGTCACTCACTACTGCATCAGCCGCGTAAACAGTGGAGTTCGCCCATGCTGCAAAACCTGAACTGTCTAAAGATGTGTATAGCGTCATCCCAGTGTAAGGGGCGTCAGCAGCCACTGCTGCGTCCGTAGTTCCCCAATTACTATCCGTCTCAGTAGACATCGGGATCAAATAAGATACGGGTAAAAGAGTGGTTATTTCCTGTGAGGTGTTTAGGTCATAGTAACCATATGTGTAGCCCTCTTCCCTCGAATATACTTTTAAACTTGCTCTGTCGTCGTCTCCACCGCTGTCAAATATTTTGACTAACTCGTTAAAATCACCGGTAAATGTTAGATTAGTTGGTACAGTATCTGTATCAAGTAAGGTGTAGGGTTGTGAGCTAGCTAGCTCGAAAGTACCAGATTGTACCAAGCAGGCCCATTCTTTAGTTACACTTGCTGAAGCCCCGAAACCAGACCTAAATCTAAGACCAGAATCCCTTATCAGTGTGAGAGTTGTTGCGTCACCGTTTACCCAACCACCTTGTAATTCTAGAGATGCAGCTAACTCTCCAACTGCCTGAGCAAATGCAAACCTGTACCTATTATGTGTTGCGCCTGACTTCCACAGAGCTTCAATAGCAGAGAATACAGCCTGTCCTGTTGCACCGTCATTAGATAGATTACCTGCAACATTTAAAGTAAGAGTAGACCCGCCCAAACTGATACTAAATTCAGTAGCGCTTAAATCTGTGTATGCCGTTATTTTTGCCATTATATTTGTGTCGCCGGTTGCACTTCTAACACCACGTTTATTGTTTGATCAGTGCTTAATAATGACTCTGCGTCATTCCAGTATGCTTTGTACCCTGGTTTGTAAACTTGTACGTCTAAAGTCGTATCTGATGAGTAAGTATACACGTATGCTTCACTAGTTCCGCCGGTCTCAACGTGATTAATTTCTGTCTGTGTCCCCCTAGCTAATAGAGTGATTTCCGCACCTGATACATTAACCGTCACAGTAAAAGTGACGTCATTCGAAATAGTAACACCAGTTGCCGCGCCACTAATAGTAGATGTAGTAGCGTTGGACCCGTTTTGCATATTAGCAGTTAGTTGACTAGCGTTTGTTGATTGGTAATGAATGTCTGTAGTGTTGCTAGTATTTGTAATAGCGTCATAGTTAAGTGTTACAGCACCAGTACCTGTAAACTCGACACGAATAGCTACAGCATTACTCAGAAAATTACAGTTAGCCAAATCATCCAATAATAACTGTAAAGCTGCTTGAGTAGCTCCATTTATAGTAACTGCTTGAGCGTCTGTACAACTTGATATAGTACAGCCACCACTTAAATCAGCACCATTGACATTTAATTCTAAACAAGTGATAAACGTAATACCCGTGAACGCACCACCGATATCAATCATCGTTACGTCACCGTCGATGATTTGCATCCCATTATAATCGTCGGTAGCTGATGTATTATATGACGCGTGCCAAGTGACTTTGTGATTATCTCCGCACGTTACGACAAAGCCACTAAAATCAAAATCATCACTAGCACCTGGGTAAATAGTTAACGATAAAGCACCAGGCTGTAAATTACCGTGAACGAATTTAGTATCGCTATCAAACGCACCTGGAAAGCTTATTGATTGCCCTGTTAACTTAACAATCGTTGTATTTGTTCCACCATTACCGATTTGAATGGACATTGTAGCGTAATATTGCGATTGCGATTGACCGCCCTGATTTTGGACAGTACGCATACCCATTTTAGATACATGATCTACAACATCAGAAAGGTTTGCAGTTGTAGTCGTTGAACCTCCGACTAGAACAAAGTTTTGTAACTTATACAACCAACCGAAAGCAACTTGATTAGAAGTAAACGGTAGAACAGCAAATGCTAACCTATCAACTAATTCTAAATCTAATGATCCGCTACCACCTGTGTGAGTTTGGTAATTACCTGAGTCAGATGTATCAAAAACGTAAGGGAAAATACCATTGCTCGGTCTAACAACAGTATCAGCAGCAGCAAGTCTAAAAGTCGCAGCAGCTCCATTCGTCAAATCCCCATTCAGAAAGCCGACCCAATAAGCACCATCGTTTGCCCAGGTATAAACTCCCTTACCGTTTGCATAAAGCAAAATAGAGAACAGTGAATTACGGAAATCTTGCGTAGAAGCTAACTTTGTACCTTGTATGTTAACGTCATCATAATGCGTGGACGATGTAGCACTCATTCCCAAATATCCAGGGAATCCATGTGACACATCTGTAAAATTGGTTGAACTCCGGACCCCTGTTGATTGCTTAATAGTAGCAATACCTGTACTTGGGTCGTCTAAATTAGAGATTATGGTTGATGGATCATTATTTCGTTCAGATCCATCTTGCAGATCACCCCCGAACATATCACCACCGGACTGAAACAGAGGATGAACCAAAATAGACGGAAAAGACGCAGGATCTTGCTGACCTTTAATATCGTTATTACCATCATTCTTTAAAGCAATGACGTGTAAATTATAGTCATCACCTGCACCAGACATAAAAGCACTTACATCTGACCGCGTAGTTCCGCCTGTTTGCTGGATATACCAAGCCATTGAAACGCAAGACGAGCTACCACTCGAATTGTTGTCAATATTGAATTCTTGTTTTACATTATTACTAAAATGCCATTTGCGATCCCTTAACTCAGTTGTTATTACATAAACAATAACAGCGTTGCTATTTCCCGTCGTATCAACCGTAGGGAAAGTTAAATCATCCTCAAATCCATCAGCCGTAGCTGTAGCTATTACCGTTCCCGCTTCAGTAGTATGTTCAAGTCCACGAAAAACAGTAGTAGCCCATACCATATCAGTATCAACACCACTCACTTCAAAAGTAGGATCGTTTTCTGTACCATCAGTGATTTTGGCGAATACTCGAGAAGTCCCACGAGCAGCCGAACTGTTATTCGAAATGCTAACCCAACTCTCTGATGAGGATTCAGAAATAGTATCTGAGTTATTCTTACTAACAATGAAGTTTAGTACGTAATCATCTGCTGCATATGCAAGCGATGAAATAGCGGGGGTTACTTCACCGACATTACCTCCGAGCTCATCTCCGTTGTAGCCGATGGATACAATATGCTTACTCATCAAATACGCCTAATATGGGTTCATTTGATTATAGCATTTTGGGGAATTTTAGGAAAATTTATAAGAAATTATAGAATCAGCCCACCGAAGCAGGCTAATTCATCCCTGGGAATGTGACTTTCTCACACGACCATAAGGGGATACAGTGTAGCTACCTTATTAACATACATATAGTAGCATTTTATGGGGAAAATAGGGAAATAGTTATATCTGGCTTGCACCATCAAGAAATCCAACGCTTAAATCGTAATTGAAACCATTAGATTGTTATC